GGTGAGCTCGTAGTTCATGTCGTCCTGAACGCGCACGGCAGACTCTTTCTTCTCCGTGGTCTCCTTACCGATGATCTTGGCCTTAACAGGGCCTGCGGCAGGGAACGTCTCCATGATCGCTTCGGACTGGAACTTGACCGCGCTCTCCATCAGCAGCGGGTGATACACACCGCAAGCGCCGGGCCACGGCTCTGTGCGCTCGTCATATTTGAGGCCCAGCAACTGCAAGCCCTTGACGTAGGTGTCGAGCCAGTCCTTGCGCGAGGAGATATCCGCGTCGTAGTCAGCCAGCAAGTCGGAGGCCAGACTCTGCAAGTCTGACTCACTCATAAACTCCGCAAGGTTGTCATCGAAGTCCTCTGCACGAGGCTCATCTTTGCCTAGCTCAATCATCATCCCATCGACACCGATGCGTACCGCCTCGGGGTCCTCAATCTCAATCTGGATGTCCGGCTGGGCCGAAGCAAGCGCGTCGATACCCTGCGGGGCTTCGTAGAGAGACTTGTCAATTGCCATCAGTAGTATCCTTCTAGCCGCGCTCTTTTAGATTTAAATGGGCGTACTGGGTCTTCCTCGTCTGATGCCAAACGCAAGAAGCCACCTCGCCGGTAGCGCAGTAGTGCTTGGGTCATGGAGTCCACGAGGTCGTCGTGCTCACCGGAAGGGAAACTTGCCACTTCCTCGACCAGCTCTTCTGCCCAGTGTGTATTAGGAACCCAAATACGCCCGGAAGCAAATAGATCCGCCACGGCGTTAAGACGAGCAATCTTGTCGTTGCCCCGCGAGGGAGTGAACTCTTGCACTGGCACACCCATGGCCCGAAGCTCGAACAACAGCGGGGTGCCTGCAGCCTTGGCCTCGACAATCAAACTGTCCGGGTTCCACTCCTTATACTCCTCGAACGCCCGTTGCTTGAGCTCGGGGAACTCCATACGCTTCTTGATCGCGTTGAGCAGGATGATGTGGGACTGGTTAACCCCTTGGTCGTCGGGCTTCTCAAATATGCCCCATGTCGTGCAGGCCGAGTAGTCAGCTCGCTCGGTCTTTAGGAAGGCCGTATCCCAAGACTGTATAATATAGGAGCAGAACGGCGGCTCGTCCGAGTCCCACCACTGCCACCAGTCCCGCTTAACAATAGCCGACACATCTGAGGTGGGCTCCTGCTGGTACTGCGCCATCCACTTAGCGTTGGGCAGCTCCTGTTGCAAGGCTTTGAGCTGGTCAAGGGGCCAGAACTCTGGCCACAGCGGCTTGCCCGAAGGCAGGATGGCCGGGAACTCAATGACTTCCCACTCTTCCCCTGACCGCTGCGCGGCAGCTTTGAGCACCTGCCCGGTCAGATCTTTCTTAGACCAGCGGGTCATAACCATGACGATAGCCCCGCCCGGCTGCAGACGCTGCCGAGGACCTGACGTGTACCACTCGTACGTTTTGTCGTAGATCTCCGGGTTTACCTCAGCCAGCGTGGCCTCTTGCTCGGAGTGGGGGTCGTCGATAATGAGCAGGTCAGCGCCCTTACCAGTGACAGCACCGCCAACACCAATAGCGAAATACTCGCCAGCAAAATTAGTAGCCCATCGGCCAGCAGCTTTAGAGTCAGCCTGCAGAGCAACTTGAGGAAATACATCTTTGTACCTATCGGCGTCTACGAGGTTACGGACCTTACGACCAAAGCCCACCGCTAACTCCGCCGTATGGGAGGTCTGGATGATCTTCTTCCCCGGGTACTTGCCAAGGAACCAACTGGGCAAAAGATACGACGCAAACTCGGATTTGGTGTGCCGAGGGGGCATGTTGATGATCAGACGCTTAGTCTTACCCTCCGCAACGCGCTCAAACGCCCGGGCCATCTTCTCGTGGTGCCTGCCATGGATAAAATTAGGCCATACGTAGTTCACGTAGACCATAAAGTCTGATTTAGCACGCTCTTGGGTCGCTGTTCGGCGTGCCTCGGCCACCAAAGCCCCCAATTTCTGCTGCGCAGCGGGGGGAAGTGTCGGTAAACGGCGCTCTATGTCACGCAGAAGGGCTGGATTCATCCGTCACCCCCAGTTCTGCGTCTAAATCTAGCTCTGAGAGGTTAGGCACGGGGTCTTCATCGACCTCAGCGTACTCCGCATCGAAGATTTCCAGCGTTTTCTTGATCTCAGTCTCAATATCCTTAACCGAACGGTGCGTAACGGTCACATCTACGCGTTCTGAGAACAAATTTACGCCAGACACCTTGCCCAGCAGCTCCAAAGCCTTGAGCCTTGTGCGGGCGTCAGAGTCTGTACTCTCTATAATGAGTCTGTTGGTGACGTAGACCCGGGCACGGCGGTGCACATCGAGCAACTCGCGGTCATATTCGGTCAAAATGGAGTCAAGATGCTTGATTGAGGCAGGCATCAGGGTCTTAAGAGGCGCGATCTGCCCTGAGGCAAGCATCGTGTGAGACGCCAGACGGTCTTCTTCGGTGACCTGCACCTCCAAACCGTGCTCTTCAAGCACCTCTACGGTCTTAATCAACGCTTCCGCACGCTCCCTGAAGCTATCTAGCTCCTCTGGCGTGGTGTCAAAAGGGAATGGGATCCCTATTTCAGGCGTAATAACAATAGGCATGTGCGGGAACTTTGTCGCTCCGGTTTTGCCGAGGGTAACAGACTTTTTGCAAAATACAACTAGGGGGGTAGGAGGGACCCAAACAACATAGGGGGGCATGTTTATATATGAGGGGGTGGGGGTCGGACCGGCAAAATTTGAAAAAATGGTGTTGGGTTGTGCAGATTAATATGTATGTGAGACGCGGGACTCCTAATGCCACAGCGGGGGGTCGGGGATGGGTAGGGTGCGGCGCGGCCCGTTTTGCCATGTAAACACGTGTTTA